ACATGGCTAGTACCCCAACTCTATTCAACAGCGGCACACGACATAGCCAAATGAGCTCTTGTTATTTGCTCGACAGTCCGTTGGATGATCTAATGGACATTGAAAAGCGTCGCAGTGATATTGCACTACTCAGCAAGTGGGCCGGCGGTATTGGACTATCCTATAGTCGTGTGCGTGGCAGTGGCTCATTGATCAAAGGCACCAACGGCAAGAGCAATGGCATTGTTCCGTTCCTACACAGCCTAAGTTCCAATGTGGCCGCTGTTAACCAAGGCGGCAAGCGCAAGGGCGCAGCCTGTGTTTACTTAGACACTTGGCATCCGGACATCTTAGACTTTCTAGAACTGCGTGACAACACCGGTGACCGTGAGAAGCGAGCCTATAACTTAAACTTGGCCAACTGGATTCCAGACCTGTTTATGAAACGTGTCAAGGATGACGGTCAGTGGAGTATGTTTGATCCAGTGGTTGCTCCCAAGTTAAGCGATTTGTTTGGCGATGAGTTTGAAGCAGAGTATGTTCGTTTAGAACAAGAAGGCAAATTTGCCCGACAATTTCCTGCACGTAAGATCTATGCACGTATGATGAAAACACTTGCTGAAACAGGCAATGGTTGGATGACGTTTAAAGATACATGTAACACTCGTTGTAACAGTGCCGTTGAGGGTTATGTTGTTCACAGCAGTAACCTTTGTACAGAGATTGTTGAGCCAACATTTGCCGGCAGAAAAGAAAAAATTAAACGTTCAGCATACACCCCAGAGATGTCAACTAGCAGCCGTGTTACGGGTTACGATGCATCTACAGATGAATTAGAAGTCATGACAGATGGCGAGGTTGCAGTTTGTAACCTGGGCTCAGTGAACCTAGCCAAGCACGTCACAGCTGATGGCAAAGTTGATTATCGAAAGCTACGTAAGAATGTTGCTGTGGCAGTCAAGTTCTTGGATCGTGTCATTGATCGTAACTACTATCCTGTACCAGAAGCTAAGAACAGTAACAACCACTGGCGCCCAGTTGGTCTAGGTTTAATGGGATGGCAAGATATGCTATTCCAATTACGTGTTCCGTTTGATAGTCCAGCGGCAGTAGAGCTAGCTGGCAAGATTCAAGAAGAGATCTATTATACTGCTATTAAAACTAGCTGTGACCTAGCTAAGAAATACGGAGCTCACCGTGATTTTGACAAGACCCACGCTGCCAAAGGTTTATTCCAATTCGATCTAGCCAAGACTGATCAAGTTGTTGCAGATAAAGAATGGAACGACTTGCGTGAAGAAGTTAAAACACACGGACTACGTAACAGTCTATTAATTGCCGTGGCTCCCACAGCAACCATCAGCGGCATTTGTGGTGCCAATGAATGCATCGAACCGCAGATCAGCAACATCTTTAAACGTGAAACACTCAGCGGCGAATTCATTACTGTTAACAAATATCTTATCAATGATTTAAAGTCTCGTGGTATTTGGAACACTCATGTACTGTCGCAGATCCGTGCCACTGGTAGTGTACAGGACATTGTAGAGATACCCAATGATCTTAAAGAGCTTTATAAGACTGCATGGGAAATTAAACAACGTGCATTAATTGATCAGGCAGTGAGTCGAGGATTGTTTGTTGACCAAGCACAGAGTCTAAACTTGTTCATGAACACACCCGAGATTGAAAAGATGAGTTCAATGTACATGTATGCATGGGAGCAAGGTATAAAGACTACATATTATCTACGTAGTAAACCAGCCACTTCTATCAACAAGATTTCATCTGCCACCACTGCACCAGTTGTAGTTGCTGACACAGAAAATCCCGACATATGTGAAAGTTGTACTTGATTTTACATAAGTACTATCATGAAGATTAAAGATTTATTAGAAGATGTTTCCGCAGGCACAGTTAGCTCTGTGGTTGCCGGAGACATTGCCGCACTGCCTAATCCTCATGTTACGAATCCTTACCGCAAGCCGGGTAAGGCAAAATCCATCAAACCCAAAAAAGTAAAACCCACAGATAACGCCCTTAACATGGATGTTAGTTTGTTTGGTGGCGCAAAAATTAAACGATAAGCTATTAATATAGCATATTATGCCTATTGCCACCGCTGTAAGTAAGTCAATCATCCGGAGAATATAATTATGATTTTAGAACCAGGTTTCCACCTAACTTTGCGCCCTATGCGCTACCCACAATTTTACCAACACTATCAAAACGCTATTAAGAATACGTGGACAGTGGACGAAATTAGTTGGGTTACTGATGTTGCTGACCTACGAGACAAACTCACCGACAGTGAAAAGCACGTAGTCAGTCGCCTTGTAGCATTCTTTGCCACCGGCGACAGTGTGGTTGGAAATAACCTTGTTTTGAATCTATACAAGCACGTTAACAGCCCAGAAGCTAGAATGTATTACAGCCGTCAAATTTATGAAGAAGCATTGCATGTCCAGGCTTATTTGACTCTAATAGACAACTATCTGCCAGATGAATCAGATCGTGCGGCGGCGTTTGATGCTATCAACAATGTCCCCAGCATCAAGCACAAAGCAGATTTTTGTTTCAAGTGGATTGACAGTATTAGTGAACTCGATGTATTAGACACCGACACAAAGAAACAACAGTTCTTACTAAACCTAATTACTTTCGCCGCTGCCGTTGAAGGTTTGTTTTTCATGGGCGCATTTGCCTACATTTACTTCCTACGTAGCAGAGGTCTACTACACGGTTTGGCCAGTGCCACTAACTGGATTTTCCGTGATGAAAGTCTACACATGAATGTTGGCTTTGATATTGTAGACACAGTTCGTCAAGAATATCCGCACCTGTGGACAGAAGATTTAGAATCACAGATTGTGGAAATGTTAAGTGATGCAATTCAATGCGAGATGTTATTTGCAGACGATACATTGCAAATGGGTGTCGCTGGCTTTAGTCGCCAGGACATGGAAATATACTTGAAGTTCTGTGCAGATCTTAGACTAGAACGCCTAGGCATTGCCTATAGATTCGGCGGTAAGAATCCATTCCCGTTCATGGATCTTCAAGACATGGATAGCCATACTAACTTCTTTGAAAGAACAGTTTCTAGTTATCAAATCGGCGGCGTAACTGCTAGAGCCGAAGACGTAAAATTCGACATGGTCGACTTTTAATCGTTAAGTATATTCATGTTAATTAATACCTCAAGTACAACCCCTGAAGTTGGTCTACCAATTACTCTCAAATTGGTCACTGGTGAAGAGGTCATTGGCAAAGTTACTAGCGTGACAGCCAATGACCTCACACTCTTAAAGCCTTGTGTGATTTTTATTAATCCACAGAATGGTCAGTTGGGAATACAAAATCTAATTCTCAGCGCAGATCATGAAAAACCGGTTGTGTTTAACCGATCGGTAATTGTTGCATATTCCGCCTCAGAGCGTGGTATTGCAGAGCACTACCTAAGTGCATTAACAGGTATTATTAAGGCTCCTCCGGGGCTACAGCTTTAATAAATATAACATCAGGATGTTGGGTTCACCAGGGTCCTGGTCCGGTAAGTTCGTTCAAAGCAAGCATGCAGAACAAACAATACCAACGGTAAGAAGTAGTACGGTATAAGATCCCAACAAGGACACACCAGGCTGCTGATATCGAAGGCAGTGTTTAACGGCATTTGAGCATAGAAAAAACTAAACGGCAGTGGCCTTAGGAACCAATAGCTGTCAATTTAGAGCTCTTATGTGGTTCGTGCCTTCTCTTCAAAAAGGAGAAGACAATGAGCAACAGATGGCTAAAAACAGTCATAGTTGTGTTGGGAACACTAACCCTGGCGGTTATCCCAACAGGTGCCAGCAATGCTGGCACACCATTTGAAAATTTAAAATATGCAATTGTTGAGATTATTAATGATCTCGACTCTGCAGATATACAGCCCAAGGCAATGAATAACGAATTGTTATGCATGGCAGAAACTGTATATCGTGAAAGTAGTAAAGAGCCAGAATTAGGTAAATTAGCGGTTGCTCAAGCGATTAAAAATCGAATGAACAGTCCTTTATATCCTAAGACAGCTTGTAAAGTTGTTATGATGAAAACTAACATTGGCGGAAGAATAATTTGCCAATTTAGTCCTTATTGTATGCCAAGAAATTCACTGCCCACTAATCCCGGTAACAGAAATTACCCAGATTGGTTGGAAAGTGTAGCAGTGGCCAAGTTAGTTCTTGATAGGGACGACATTGTAGACATAACTAAAGGAGCACAGAGTTTTTATGCTCATGCTATAGTTAAGCCTAATTGGGGTGGACAAGTGACACTGAAATTGGGTGGGCATACATTTGTTAGGACACATTCAACGTGGCGACGAAAAGACGAGGATTAAGAAGCAAAGTCACCGACGACCTAGTCGTTAACTTTGGCAAAGCCAGCTGGTTCATCGAACTAGAGAATTGGTTTTGGAAAAACAATCAACGTCATTATAAAAACATAAGCTACCAAGAGTGGGCGAGAGAAGTTGTAAAACCCTTTCGCCCATTTTTGTCTATTCGTTTCCAGCAGACTAAAAGATTAGGCTTGGAACAAGCAGTCAGCGGATCATACACTGCTGAACAGGATACCAAATTTGGTAAGCCTATACAGATAACAGTTCACTACTATGACTGGCCGGATTATTCCGACAGCATGCGTAGAAGAGCTTTTATGTTAGATTTCATTAAAGTGGTGGCCCACGAACTCAATCATCAACGACAG